ATGCGCCCTTCACGCGTTGCTGACTGCTGGCAGAACCCCGCCGGCGAGCACATGCGCGAGTGTCTTGAGCCAGACGAGCAACTTCCACCCGACCGCGTCATCGTCCATCCCGGCATCAACACCTACCTGCCTGACCTTGAAACCACCGCAGGCCAATTCCCCCACCATAACGCCAGTCCCGAAGACGTCCTCCACACCGTTATGGTTGCAGGAGATCGACTGGAGTTCCGCCATATCCTCGACGCAGAAACCTTCCATACCACCGGGGGAGTCAAGATCAACCCCAAGGCGGCGAGTGGATTTGATTTACAAGGCCTCGGAGGCAACAGAGGTGGGACAGCCCAATGCACTGAACGACTGGCGCAGCGGGTGGTAGAGGAGATTGAAGATACCACTACCCCACCTCCCGGCAGCTATGGAATATGGCAGATTGGCGGCCGGGCCAAACGGGCATCACCGCAAGCGGGCGAGAAGCTGAAGTCACGGGCAGTCATATTTGACAACGCCGTCTCAGCCACAGTATCCTCCTGCCTGTCTCAACCCATGGGCGACATGATCAAGCAGTCGCACGGCGAGATTCAGATCGGACATACTGCGGTACGTGGGGGGGCGGCTCGCGACGCAGCGAAGAGTGCTGGGAACGTGATCGAGAACGAGATTGACCATAAGCGATATGGCTTCCGGGTGACAGAACAGTCTCTGGTGGACTCATTTGGCGTGATTCGCGCGTGCTTGCCACGCGGGGATAAGTATGACCGATGGATCCTCCATGAGATGAGTAAGGTTATCCTGAAATTCATGATCCTGCCCGGTGGGTGGGTGTACCGGTGGACGTTCGGGAATCCGAGTGGGCCATGGACGTCAATTCTCGACTCAATCAGCAACTGGCTATCGACACGCACAGCTCTCGACCTATGTGGCGTCATGCCGCATGAGTCATCCTGCTGGATATACGGGGACGACACGCTAATAGGCTTCCGAAGCTGGGAGGCCTGGCGTCCGAACTCAATGATTCAGGCGGTATTATACGACAAGTTTGGCATCCTGCCTGGTGATGCCTCATATGGGTCTCTTTCGTCATGGGGAGACGAACCCGGTGCAACCTTCTTGGGGTGTTGGATGAAGGATGGCCTGTATGGGCGGCCTCTGGCGAAGTGGCTGGATGTGAGCGTGTTGCCTGAGCACAATCATACCTCCCTCGCCATGCAGATGAAACGGTGTGCGTACCTGGAAGCAGCAGCTGTATGCACATTGGACAATCAAGACTACTTCCAAGACTACTTTAAGTGGGTGAACTCAAAGGCTCCGCTTCACGCCCGGATACGTGAGGCAGCATTACATGACGCTATCCAAGCCAAGATGGTAAAGGCACATACGACGTTCAGTAACGGTGGCGTGGATACGCGCGAATGGGAAACAGGCGCCAAGCTCCGGCTTGACGACGCCAAGTCAGCCTATCGCGCATCCAAGGTCAGCGGACAGGACCTAGATCCGTCATTACCTCCGAGACCCCTGGTGAGTCAATGGTTATCCAACCCACCAAGGGGCGCACGCCGCGGGCCCTCAATACTCGGATTTATCGTGGAGGACCTAAGCGGGAGGACGTTCCGAAATCGCCCCCGCTATCATTGCCCAATATTGGGAAGGTGAACGCATCGTATTA